GGGTTTATATGGATAATAAATAAAATTAAATGATATTTCTTCATTTAAAGATAAATCTAATGTAAGAAAAGTATTATTGTTAATAGTAATACTTGTAAGTGAAACATCTTCACTAGCCAGAACGTCAATATTAAATAAACGAAATATATCACTGCTTAAATCTATATATACATGCGAGGTATCATAAATATTATCACTGATATCATTAATATTATTGTATTTGAAGGTTAAAGAATACTTGTAAGTATTACTATCAATTGAATTTAAAATTGTTGTTTCACCACCACTATTATCAAAAAAACTTCTATCAAATTCTATTTTTGTATTAACTATATAATCATTCATCTCTTTTATTGTATAAAAATTATCATTGGTATTAAAATTATAACCATTAATAATATTTAGTGTTTCTCTTAGTGTGGGTGTTCTAGTATGCAAATAATAATTACCATTATCATTAAAAAATATATTACTATTGATGTGACCCATATAATTATTATTAAATACATAATACTCAATAAATGACACATCAGGATTAATCTCATAATTAAATACTGAATAAGGATCAATTGTATTATATGAAAAGTAATGAGGTGAATTAAGACGATAACGGTATTTATCATCTGGGTATGTAGTTGAGTAAATTTCAAACACCGCGGTTTCAATATTATTTAATGAGATTTCAGTAACACTATTACTGCCACTACTTATATCATATAATTGTCCCGTATTGTTTGATTTAGTCCATAATATAAATGGAATGGCATTATGATTTACATCCCATAATTTTACATTATCTAGAGTAATATACCTTTGAAAGTCAAATTTAATATATCTATATTTTCTTGGATTTATTGAAATTTTTGATATATTTTCTATTATTCCATTATCTAAGTCTATTGAATCTTCGTTAAGTGAATTGTCAAAAGCTATAAACGATATATCTTTTAATTCATCTATATATATATTTTTTTTGTAATTATCATTACAAATAAATTTTTGAAATTCGCTTAAATCTTCAATTAATTCCTCAGAAGTTAATGTTTTAGTTGAATATAAATTACTATAATTAATGTAAGGCATATATATATATATATTAAACAATATTTAATGATGTCTCTAAATGTAAAATAGTTGCGGATAATTCTTGAATGGCTTTACATAAATAAGGTGTTAAACTACTATATGTTATACCTTTAATATTATCATCTTTAAGTATATACTTTAATTGAGGTATTATATTTGATACATCATATAAATCATATCCGTTATCAATAACAGAACCGAATTTTAAATGATCGCGTGAGTTTAGCTTGGTATATTTTATTGGAAATAATTTTAAAATCACATCCATAATTGCATAACTATAAGATATGTCTGGATTAAATGTATCAGTTCCATTAAACATAACAGGATTGTTAATTACGCCAGTATAAAAAGTAGACAAGGAATTACTTGCGTCTATAAATCTATCATCTGATAAATTCGTTAAGTTTTCATTTGTTAATACTATACCACAATTTATATTTAATATAGTTTTTTGCATACGCGGTGTAATTTTTTTTGTAAATTCTTGTTTAGTAAATTCAAGCTTTCCATATCCCGATAAATATTGATTTTTATATGGTATCATTTCTATACACCAACCACTTGCATCCAGAGGACTATAGATATCCATCCTAGTACCAGAATGCGACAAGTCAGACGAAAAGTATGCTAATTTTAGATTAGAACCAGTATTTTGAAAACTTATAGAATTACTATGTGTATCTAAGACATGTGTTGTTATAGATACAACATTTGAAACATTAGAGATATCCACATTATTAAGATAGTAATCATTGGTATTTATTTCTCTCGTTTCATATGATATGTCATTGCAAGAAAGCTCAACGATGGATAAATCTTGATACATATAAATATATTTTTTTTTAGATTCTATGCTGGATGAATTATCTGTGGGACCGATTTTGTCTAATTTATTATAAATTAGATTACTATTGTCTATTTTTAAAAACGCTTCATCAAATGATACACTATAATGTATTGTATCATGCGAATTATCTATTGCACCGGAACCATCTACTAAAACGTAATGGGTTTTAAGAACTTCGTTAGTATAAATAGTACCCCATGTATCTCGGTCAAAATCAAAATCCCCAGATATATTTAGTCCATTTTTTGATACATTTGTTGTTACACTAAATATATCATACTCCTGATTATGATTGTGCTTATCTTTAAGTGTAAGGATTGCTGAAAATCTAGGTTTATTTGTTTCAAACTTATCATCCTCAATTGAGTTAATGTTACTAAAACTTATATCTGTTGATGTATCTATGTATGAAATATCCTTTTCAAAAAAATACTCAAAAAATGAACTACTCAAATCTTTACCGTAATATATAGAATAACTGTTGTCTAAGTTATTATTAATAAATAATAAATATTTAGGTTTATTATTTTCAAATTTATAGTAACGTTCATATGATTGTATAATAGAATACGATAAATCTAAGAATTCTCCTAATATATTAATTTCAACACTATTCAAAGATATATCATTATTAGAAATTTCTCCACTTAAAGAAAGGTACGAGATTTTAGAAATATCATCTGGGCATTTATTGTTATTACATATATCTACAATTTTATATGAATTTGAAATGTCGATATTAAGTGAACTGGTAATAGGTGTAGGAGTATTTGCATCTATAAAATAGGTTTGCAATACGCCACTAATGTCTGGTGATATGACAGTTAGATTTTCTCCTGTGTTAGGTTGTTTTTCTAAAAGTTCAGTTAATTCAAGCAGGGTATAGCTGTCATCTGGTATAGTATATCTTATGATGGCACTAATATCAATGAAAGAAGGGTCGTTTTTTGTATAATAAATAAATTTATTAGAATCGTCAATTTGAAATATTTTATTTGAATAATCAACGGGATTGTAATAAAAACTTAGACCCCTTGCGGGAGGATCTAAAAATTCAAAAATTATTGCGGATAAATCTTCTATAAATGGTATTGTAATATTCAAAGATATATCACTTAAATTGCCTACATTGACGGCATTTTCTACCATATCATATGAGAGTTCATCCCCAGAAATCTCCCCTAAACGAAAATATTCTCTATTTTTATTTAATAAATAAGTAGAGAATACTGGGTTATTACTATTTATGTCTGAAAATCTAAAATTGTTAAATTCAATAGGTTTTTCATATGTATTTTTAAAACAGAATATAATAAATTTATAATTTTTGTAATTTAAATTATAGTTATTGTTATTAAATATGTTTATAGCTCCATTAGATATATCTAATGTTTCACAACTAATGGAACTAACAATAACCGTTTGAGATTTCAATACATCATTAGATGTCTTATAAAAACCAGTAAGTGTTAAATTATTGGCATCTATGTAACTTATGTCTAGTGTTTTTCCTGATATATCATTGATATTTAATGTTTCCGATGAAACATCGGTAATTGTTAGAGAATTATGTGTTCCATATTTACCAGTTAGTATGTTGCTTGACAATTCTCCCAATACTGTGTACAATCCCAAAGTTTCATCTGGCGTTAAAGATAATTTAAATACTGTATTATCATTTAAATCAATCAAATTAGTGTCTTGTATTTCTATTTTTCTATCGTTATAATCGTTGTAACTGATTTCTACACCGATTTCATCTGTTATAGGTTTAATATCATAGAAAGGATTAATTTTTTTTAAAGTTACATAATTATCATCTATAGTGTTAATGCTATATGATATGGTAACGTCATTAGTATATGGTAAATATTCAAAATTTATCTCATATGTATTATTAACAGACAAAGTAATATCATAGGTTGGTATTATTGTTAAAAATTTGAATATAGCGCTATCCTTATAAATAATTATTGAATTATTTGATGTATTTTTTAAATTTAATGTAAGATTTGGGTAGTTTACTTTATTACCGTAAATTTCAATTGGATATTCATGTTTAAATATATAATCAGGTCCATATTTAACATCTAAAATCAATTTTTTTAGTTCATTATTAAATTGTTCTATATTATATACACCTGGCGGCATACTGGTTGAATATCTTATGGCTTTGTCTGGATCTTCAGTCCAGCTCCATTTAATATTAACACTATTATGTGTTACATTAAATATCTCATCTGTTTTATGGGATATATATTCAAATATATTTGGTATAATTTCTTTATTTTCAAATTCTATTATTATGCTTGAAATATTAATACCCGTAGTATCAATACTATCGGATTTTGAAAAGTCCTCACCATGATATAATTGATATATGGGAATACCAGGTAATTTATAATGTAATCTGTAAGATAAAAAATTATTTTCTATTGTATAAAATTTCATATTTTTTATTATTAGATATCTACCAAAGTTTATCTTAAGATATTTAATAGAAGAATTAGAAAATCTAATTTTATCAATATTGTAGATATTCCCACTATCAAGGTCCAATGATACATTATTAAATGTTGAACTTATAAATTTAATGTTTGATATATCTTTTATATTTTTTAAAATTTGTTCCATATTTTAATAATAACATTAAAATATTAATATTTAATTTGTAATAAAGCGTGGAGCTATATTCATAGTAATTAATTCTTGAAATAATAATTTACATGAATATGGCAACTTAATTAACTTAAAGTCTGTTCTATTCTCGCACATATTACACAAATGAACATGTGTTTCGTTGTTAAATGCCGCAATCATACCACATTTACCGCAACTATATACTTCAAACTTATCGGATGCATCATATATTCTACCTTTTGTGAATTTTGATGCTCCGTGAGATATCATACAGTCTCTTTCCATTTCTCCAAATCTTAACCCACCATCACGTGATCGTCCCTCGGCAGGTTGTCTTGTAAGTGCAACCATAGGACCAATGGACCGACTATGAGTCTTATCCATTACCATATGTTTCAAACGTTGGTAGAAACAAGGTCCTATAAATATTGACGTTTCAATTTGCTTACCAGTTATCCCA